AACAAGGCGCCGTTCAGTTTGACGCAGCAGGTTCTAGCAATGCCACCATTGTTGGAACCCGCAGCTGGAGCCTGACCACAACAAAAGAAACGCTGGACACTTCAAAGCACGGTGACACTTTCCGCAGCTTTGTTGGCAGCATGATCTCAGGTTCTGGCACCGTTGAGCTGGTCTATGACCCTGACGCAACCGGCCAAGCTGGTTTCTTAGAGGACGTTTTGACCGCTGCGGATCCTGCTGACGCTACCTTTGAGCTGTTTACTACTGGCACAACTAGCGGTACTGATTCCGTAAGTTTTGCGGGCATTATTACTGACATGGAAATCAGCTCTAATGTTGGTGACCTTGTCGTTGTCAGTTGCAGCTTTGTGACTAGCGGAGCAATCACTGGCAATCTGGAGTAATTGAGCAGCTTGCATTATGCTTTAGGGCATACATGTTTTGTTTGCTGAATGTCAGCGTCAAAGACTCGCACGGTTGATTTGTTGGTTGAGGCATTTGATCTCAACCAACGCCGTAAGTTTGTTTTGAAGAATGCGGCAGGTGATTCTGTCGTTGATTTGTATTTCAGCCCGATCACAAGAGCAGATCGTAAAGTTGCTCAGACAATGGCGCAAAGCGATGAAGCTCTAGACATCAGCACTTACATGCTTTGCCAAAAAGCAGAACTTGAGGATGGAACCAAGGCGTTTGCCTCTGCTGATGCTCCAAAACTGCAACGTCAGTTGCCTGAATCAGTATTAAATGAAGTTGAGCTGTTCTTGTTTGGCCTTGGCGGTGACGAGGATCTTAAAGAAGCAAAAAACGACTAGCGCAGGATAGTTGGCTCTTCTTTGAGTTCCATCTGGCCTGCGAGCTAGGAATGACAGTGAGCAGACTTCGCACGGAATTAACCGATGCGGAGTTTGTTCATTTTGCTGCTTACTACGAATTGAAGGGAGAGAAGGAAAAGGAAGCAATGGATCGCGCCAAGTCCAGTCGGCGGTAAGATTGAGACAGTGTTGGAACGGTCGTGGCAGCAGAATCTAACATTAGGCTTAGGGTTGACGGTCGTGATGCCGTCCAACAACTTAACCGTGTCAACAAAGCAGCCGGAACACTTCAAGGCACTGTCACCAAACTGGCTGGCGCTTTTAGCGTTATTCAAGCAGCTAGGTTCGTTTTCTTTAAAACCGCTGAACTTGAAAAGCAAACAAAGAGCCTTCAGGTTTTAACAGGCTCTTTGGGCAATGCAAGAAATATTATTAAGGAGTTGCAAGATTTTGGCTCTGTAACTCCTTTTACTAGCGCCGAATTAATTGAAACGGCGAAACGCTTAAAGGCGTTTGGAGTTGAGACAAATAAACTTGTAAACACTACAAAACGTTTAGGCGATATTGCAGGCGCGACTGGTGCAGACCTTAGCGGAATAGCCACAGCTTATGGCCAAATCCAGGCGAAGGGTCGTTTACAAACTGAAGAACTTTTGCAGCTTCAGGAGCGTGGGGTTGATCTTGCCGGAGTATTAAAGAAGGAATACGGACTAACGGGCGAGGAGTTTAGCAAGGCATTGCAGAAAGGGCAGATTAGCGCCGAAGCGGCTGAATTTGCATTGAAAAAACTTACCGAAACTGGCGGGCAATACGCAGGAGGCGCGATCGCGCAGTCTGATACGTTGTCAGGAAAAATGAGTACGCTGCAAGATAATATTGACAATCTTGCAAGAGTTTTGGGCAGCGTGCTCAGCCCAGCAATAAAAGTAATTCTCGACCAGTCCATTGGCGCAATAAATTCAGTAAATATGCTTTTGGCAGCAGGGGCACGCGCTCAAAGCTTTGGGATGACTGGCAAGCAAAGGACAAAAATTTTAAGACAAGCAGAAGAAGAGGCAAAAGAACTAGCCTTGATAAGAGGAGGAGGCAGGCTAGACCCTGCCGTCTTTAATCAACTAAAACAGCAAAGAGAGAAAGACTTAATCGAGGCTTATGGGTTTAAACAAGGGCTTATCAGCCCCGAGATAGTTGCGCCAGAGTTAGCGGCGCTGCCCGAACTAGGAGGTAGCAAGGGGAAGGGGAAAGGAAGCAGTCGCACTTCTCAATTAAGGCAGCAAAAAGATATATCAGAAGCGATGTTTGCTATACAGATGAAAATGCAGCAAGCAAGGCTGTCGGGTGACGTTTACGAACAAAACAGATTAGAAAGAGAGGAAGAAACGCAAAGGATTCTTGAGTCTGGAATGATGACCAGAGAGAGGACGGTCGCGTTGCTTAGGAATGAAATTGACGGAACACTTGAGCTTGCCTCTATTTTTAAAGATAACTTCAAAGAAGCAAGCGAAATAAATGCACAGATTACCGCTCAAGCCATTGAGGGCGTAAAAGCAGGATTTATTGCGGCTCAGCAGGTAGATGCAAAGCTACAGGAGCAAGCTGAAAAGATGAATCAGCTTTACAGCTCAATCGGCCAAACAATTACAACCGGCATTGTTGATAGTTTGACCGCTGCTGTTGATGGCACCAAGTCGCTGGCAGAGGTTGCGTCAAACACTCTCAGAAGCCTTGCCAATATCTTGCTCAAGTTTGGTCTTCAAACGTTCCTTGGCGGTCTTGGCGGAGGTAACTCAGGCAGCATTTTTACCAAGCTCTTTGGTGGAGGCAAGGCCAGCGGTGGCAGCGTCAGTTCAAGCAAGTCTTATTTGGTCGGCGAAAGAGGGCCAGAACTTTTCAGTCCGGGCCGCAGCGGCAGCATCGCGCCAAACAACAGCTTGGGCAGCTCTAACGTAACGGTGAACGTTGATGCTTCTGGCTCTAATGTTGAGGGTGATGCCGAACAGTCCAAACAGCTGGGCAAGGCAATTGGCATTGCTGTTCAGCAAGAGCTGATCAAACAACAACGACCCGGAGGCTTGCTCGGTTAATGGCTACTTTCCCAAGCATCAGTCCTGACTACGGAGCGCAAAAAGCTAGTGAACCTAAGGTTCGCAAAGTCCAATTTGGTGATGGCTACGAACAGCGTTTGACCTATGGGCTACACCAAAACGCAAAGATTTGGACCTTGGCCTTCTCAAACATTACTGAGACACAATCAGACGAGATCGAGACATTCCTAGATGCACGCGCTCTAGACAATGCATCGTTTGATTGGACGCCACCAGGCTCCTCAATAGCGTATAAATGGGTTTGCGAGTCATGGACCAAAACCATCCCTTACGCTAACCGCGCCACGATCAACGCTACGTTCCGTGAGGTCTTTGAGCCCTGATGGTCATTCCAGTATCTGAGCTTCAGAAAATTAATCCCGGCAGCATTATCGAGCTGTTTGAGCTTGAAACGACTGCCGCATTGCATGGCACAGATTTTACCTATAGGTTCCACGCTGGCATTAATGATGTTGGAACGGGCGCTCAAAAAGTAATTTGGAACAGCAACGAATATTCAATTTTGCCAATAGAAGCTGACGGGTTTGAGTACAGCGCAGAAAGTAGCAGTCTGCCTAGACCTACTTTGACGGTTGCAAACCTGCTTGGCAGTATTACGGCAATTTTGCTTGAGGTAAATACGACAACACCAGGCAACGATTTAACGGGTGCAAAATTCACACGCATTCGCACGCTGGCGCGGTATATCGACGCTGCAAACTTTGAAGGTGGGAGCAATCCGTTCGGAACGCCAGACCCTAGCCAAGAGTTCCCTCAAGAGATTTACTACGTTGCGCGAAAGGTTTCTGAGACTAAAGACGTCGTTCAGTTTGAACTTGCGGCTGTATTTGATTTAGCCGGTGTTCGGGCTCCAAAAAGGCATTGCAGCCAAAACCTTTGCCCATGGATTTATAGAGGCTCAGAATGCACGTATTCCGGGTCGGCAAAATTTGATGAAAACAATAATTCGGTCGATCAATCTTCGGAAGACGTATGCGGCAAAAAGCTAAGTAGCTGTGAGATTCGTTTTGGTGCTGATAATGAGTTACCTTTTGGCGGTTACCCTGGCTTAGGAACGTTTGTTATATGAAGGCAACCGCAAGAGCTAAGGCACTGGAGCACGCAAAGGCTGAAGATCCGTGTGAAGCGTGTGGCTTGCTGGTCATCATCAAAGGTCGTGAGAAGTATTGGCCTTGTAAAAACCTTGCAGAAACAAACGAGTTTTTCATCCTTGATCCTGCTGACTACGCAAACGCAGAAGACAAAGGCGAGATTGCAGCAGTAATCCACAGTCATCCTGTGACACCTCCAGTACCAAGCGAAGCGGATCGTGTTGCGTGCGAAAAGTCTGGTTTGCCTTGGTATATCGTCAACCCAAAGCTAGAAACCTGGGGCGAATGTCAGCCTGATGGCTATGTCGCGCCGCTGATTGGTAGGTCTTGGGTTTGGGGCGTTAGCGACTGCTGGACGCTGGTGCGCGATTGGTACGCAAAACAGGGCTTGGCGTTACCTGATTGGGACCGTCCCACAACACCAGACGAGTTCAACGAAAATCCAATGTTTGATGACTGCTGGAAGAATGCAGGCTTCTACGAGGTGGACATTGCTGAGATGCAGGCTGGTGACTCAATGCTGATGGCTATTGATTCAAACAAGCTCAATCATGTTGCTGTTTACATTGGTGATCAAACCGTGTTGCATCACTTGAGGGGACGCCTGTCGAGCCGTGACCTATTGGGCGAATGGCTACTAAAATGCACAGGACGGGTTTTGCGCCATGGAACGAGAAGTTAGGCTCTACGGTCCACTCGCCAAATTTATTGGCCAGCGAAGCTTTATGGCTGAGGTAAGCAATGCGGCTGAAGCTTTAAGGATGCTGATTTATCAGTTTCCAGGGCTTGAGCAGCACATGGCTGATCAGCATTACAAGGTGATTGTTGATGGTTATGAATCAGATTTAGAAGAGCTGCACAGCCCAGCCAGTCAGACGATCAGGTTTGTGCCTGTTATAGGTGGTGCGGGTGGTGGTGTCGGTAAAATTATTGCTGGTGTTGCGTTGATTGCCTTTGCAGTTGTAACCGCTGGTGCAGGACTGATTGCTGGCGTTGGTCTGGGATTTGGATTAGGCACTGCTGTTTCAATCGGCGCAGTCGGCGCAAGCCTAATACTTGGCGGGGTATCGCAGCTTTTATCGCCTACTCCTCAGATTGGAGAATTTGGCCCTGTTTCAATGGGCGGCGGCAATAGGCGTCAAACCACAACAGAGAGATCAGAGCTAGACCCACAAGAGTCTTACAGCTTCAGTGGCATTCAAAACACCAGCAATGTAGGAACTCCAGTCCCGCTTGTTTATGGCGAAACCGTTGTTGGCTCTATTGTCCTTTCTGCTGGCCTTGACACCGATACCATTTAGTTATGACTGACAAGCAATCTAAGCAGATCATTGGTGCTGGCGGCGGCGGCGGTGGTGGTGGTGGTAGACAAACAGTTAATAACACCTATGTCACTCAGCAAATTGTTGCGCCACCAGCTAGGCGGCCAACACGAACGCCAGACAACTTAGCTTCTAGCCAGTTTGCAACGTTACTAGATTTAATTTCAGAAGGCGAAATCGAAGGGTTTCCGTCTGCTCGTGCATATACTCGCGACACAACAAATTACAACCTGGCCAAACTTAAAGATATTTTCTTAAGCAACACCCCAATCTTGCGGTCCGAAGCAGATGTTACCAATCTGAAAAGGTCTGATTACAATTTTGAAGCTGTTGATGTCACTAATCGGTATGGAACCAATGCCCAGACGCATATCAGTGCTACAGGATTTGGCGACGTAGAAAACATTGTCAGCGTTAATGTTGACCTTGAAGACACAAATACAGTAACTCGGCAAATTACTAATACAAACGTCAATGTTGTACGATTTACAATCTCAGTCCCACGACTTGAAAGGAGTAATGATCAAGGTGATGTTCTTGGCAGCAGCGTAAGCCATAAACTTCAAGTTCAATACAACGGTGGTGGCTTTACAACGATTGGCGGAAACCGCACTATATCTGGACGAACAGCAGATAAGTACGAACGTGACTATTTAATTAAATTAGACGGAGATTTTCCTGTTGATATTCGCGTTGTCAGGACAACTCCAGACAGCACGGACCAAAACGTGCGCTCTTCTTTCTGGTCCTCGTATTCAGAAATTATTCGCAAAAAACTACGCTATCCAAACAGCGCGTTATCTGCTGTCCGTTTTTCTGCTGAACAGTTTTCCAATATTCCTCCTCGGTCCTATCGAATCCGTGGAATTAAAATCAAGATCCCAAACAATGCAACTGTTGACGGTGAAACAGGCAGGCTGACTTATAGCGGGGTTTGGACGGGGACGTTTGGAGCGGCGCAATGGACAACGTGCCCCGCTTGGATTTTGTATGACCTGTTGATCAACAAGCGATATGGATTCGGTGATCACGTTGCTGAAGCACAACTAGACAAGTTTGCATTTCTTGCTGCTAGCACACACGCAAACGAACTGGTTGATGATGGAAAAGGCGGACAAGAAGCGCGTTTTTCTTGTAACGTCCTGATCCAAAATCAATATGAAGCCTACAAATTAGTGAATGATCTATGCAGCGTTATGCGCTCGCAGCCGTTCTGGTCGGTTGGATCGTTAACGATTTCGCAGGATCGACCAACTGATTCAACGTATCTGTTTAACCGCGCCAACGTAACAGAGGATGGGTTTAGCTACGCAGGGTCTGACGTAAAAACACGCCACACGGTTGCAATCGTTAGTTACTTAGATCTGGAAACTAGAGAGCAAAGTTACGAGCTAGTTGAAGACCGTGATGCCATTGCTAAATATGGCTGGGTGGCAACGCAGGTGAAGGCGTTTGCTTGTACGTCACGCGGCCAGGCTCACCGGCTTGGTTCGTGGATCTTGTTTTCTGAGCAAAACGAAACTGAGGTGATCAGCTTTGCTGCGTCTATTGATGCAGGCGTTCTGGTGCGCCCTGGGGCGGTGATTGATGTTCAAGATCCTGTTAGGGCTGGTGTTCGCTACGGCGGAAGGATCGCCGCATCTGGGACCAATACAGTCACGGTTGACGACGAAACAGGACTGCCCAGCGATAACGCAACCCTGAGCGTAATGCTGCCGGATGGAACGCTAGAGGCCAAGACAATAAGTTCACGCGATGGTGCTGTGATTACTGTCAATGGCGCTTGGACGACAGCACCAAACGTCAACAGTGTTTGGATTATTCAAACTGATGCGGTTGAAACGCAGCAATATAGGGTGCTGTCAGTTGCTGAAAGCGAAGGCAACGTATATGCAATTACGGGTTTGAAGTACAACGCAAGCAAGTACGCACATATTGAGCGCGGGGAAACGCTTTCAGATCGATCAATTACAACGCTTAGTCCAATCCCTGAGCCACCGCTTAACCTACAAGCAGTTGAAAAATTTTATGTCAACAATGACCAAGCAAAGGTCAAGATTATTGTTTCTTGGTCAGCTGTTAAGGGAGCGCCCCAATACAAAGTTCGTTATCGAGCGGATAACGACAACTTTGTTGACACTGTCGTTACTTCAACTGATTACGAGATCTTGGATGCAAGAGCCGCAACTTATGCAATTCAGATTTTTGCTATTAGCTCATTGGGACGGCAATCAAACGATTTCTCCTCATTAAGCTTCACGGCTATCGGAAAGACTGCTGTTCCAGCCAATGTGCAAGAGCTAACGTTTGAGGCCACCAGCGACAAAGAAGGCACTTTGCGTTGGACTGAAACTGTTGATGTTGACGTTAGACACGGCGGCACCGTTCATATCAAGCATTCGAGCAAGACTGATGGTTCTGCAACGTGGTCTAATTCTGTTGACCTGATCAAGGCCGTTGCTGGTAGTTCGACTAGCGCAAAGATCCCACTGGTTGAAGGTGAGGTGCTGGTCAAGTTCCAAGATGACGGCGGGCGTCAAAGTTCAGCAGCAACAAGCGTCATTATCGATCTGCCTGATCCGCAAGGGAAACTGGTGCTAGAGGCGCGGCGAGAAGATCAGGATTCACCACCGTTTGGAGGAATTAAGACTGATTGCGCTTACAACGCAACTTATGACGCACTGATCATCAATTCGGATGGAAGCGGGAACGTGTTGACCAGTGCTGAATATCAGTTCGCAAACACGCTTGATCTAGAGGGTGTGTTTGCTCTTGAGCTAACTAGGCGTTTCATTACTCGTGGCATTTACCCCACCGATCTGATCGACTCTCGAACAGCAAACATCGATTCATGGGATGAGTTTGATGGGAGCGAGGTTGATCAAGTCAACGCCAAACTTTACGTGCGAAAGACGGACGACGACCCGTCAGGTTCTCCCACTTGGGGCATTTGGAACGAATTTGCCAACGGTAGTTTCAAGGGCCGTGGCTTCCAGTTCAAGGCCGAGCTTGAGTCGAGCAACACGTCTCAAAACATCTTGGTTGATGAACTGGGTTATGTCGCTCAACTTGACCGACGCACTGAACAAAGCGAGGCTGTCATTGCTAGCGGAACAGGAACCAAGTCAGTGACGTTTGCCAACCCGTTTTTTGTTGGAACGTCAAGCTTGTTAGGCAGTAACACCAAGTTGCCAGCGGTAGGGATTACGGCCCAAAACATGCAAAGCGGTGACTATTTCACGCTGTCAAGTGTTTCCGCTACTGGATTCAACGTGGCGTTTTTCAATTCGTCCAACAGTGGTGTTGACAGGAACTTCAACTACAGCGCGGTGGGGTTCGGCAAGTTAGGCTAAAATCGAAACAGTTGACCTGAGTTTGTGGCAACCCACGACTATGTAATTGCAAATGCCACGGGCAGTGCGGTTCGCAGTGATTTAAATAATGCGCTGGCAGCAATTGTCAGCAACAACAGCTCTTCAACTGAACCCAGCACGACGTATGCGTATCAGTGGTGGGCAGACACGAATGCAACGCTGCTCAAGATTCGGAATGCAGCCAATAACGCTTGGATCACGGTTGGCGATTACAGCCTGACAAATTTCGGTTTAGCTCTGCTGTCTGGGGCGACGTTTACGGGTGACGTGGTTCTGAACACCACAACGGCATTACAACTGCCGGTTGGAACGGTAGCCCAGCGGCCAGGCTCACCTACTAATGGAGATATTCGATATAACAGCGACGCCGCAGGATTTGAAGGTTACGCCGGTGGCGCTTGGGGCAGTCTTGGTGGTGCGTCTTTTGGTGAAGTTTTCTATGAAAACAAGCTCATCGTTTCGAGCAACACTACACTGACTGCAAGCCGTGGCTTCCATGCTGTGGGGCCAATTACAGTGAACACAGGGGTGTCGTTAACGATTCCCGCTAATACCCGCCTCGTCATTTCCTGACTATGGCAATTACGATCAACGGTTCAGGAACAATTGCTGGAATTTCAGCAGGAGGCTTGCCTGATGACAGCATTACTGCGGCAGAGCTGGGCACTAAAACATTTGTCTCTTATGCAACGATTTGCGATTTAAAAGCGTACAACTCTGACGGAGGCACTTTCACTAGCGGAGCATTGCGAACAAGAGATTTAAATACTAAACTATATGATCCAGACAACATTGTTACAATTTCCTCTAATCAATTTACTTTGACAGCAGGTAGCTATTTAATCGCATTCTCAGCGCCTGCTTTTGATGTCAACAAACATATTGCAATTTTACAAGACATGACGGCTGGGTCAACTTCTGCTGTAGGAACATCAGAAGAAGCGAATGTCACCGGAAACGGATACACTCGCTGTTTTGGAAGCTTTCGAGCTGTACTTACTGGAACAACGGTGTACGAAATTCAGCATCAATGCAGTAGCACAAAATCCACTAATGGTTTTGGCAAAGCGCACGATAATAATCCTTACGCTTCCATATACACCAGAGTCGAAATTTACAAGGAGGCATGACCATGGACATTAACGCTGCTATCGATCAGCTTGGCTTGAATGCCAACAACTACAAACTCACGCAGTCCGTACCACCACACACCATCGTTGAATGGAACGGTCCTGACGCGCAGCCAACACAGGCAGAGTTAGAAGCCGCTTGGCTCTTATGCCAAGCCAATGCGTATCAAGATCAGCGTGCTCCTGAGTATCCATCAGCCGCTGATCTTGCCGATGGCCTCTATTGGGCCAGCAAAGGTGATTCAGCTAAGCTAGATGAGTATTACTCAGCCTGTGATGCCGTGAAGGCTAAATACCCTAAAACTGGAGGTGCAGGATGAGTATTAAGCTGAACGGGGCCACATCTGGATCGGTTGAACTGGATGTTCCAGCAGCCGTTACAGGCGGTGACGTAAGCCTAAGTTTGCCGGGTGCTGGCACGGTTGACCGGTTGGAGCGTGCTGGCAACATTTTGCAGGTTCTCCAGGCAGTCAAGACCGATACATTCAGCACGTCGTCTACAAGTTTTGTGGACATAACAGATCTCAGCGTAAACATTACGCCAAGCAGTGCATCAAGCAAAGTTTTGGCTTTGTTTTCCGTCATAGGAGGAACAAGTGCTGGTAGCGGTTGGTATGTCAATTTGGTCAGAGACAGCACTAATGTGGCAATTGGCGATACTGCTGGAAACAGGGTTAGGTCAACTGTTTCCAATTACTCAGTGCCAACAATTCAATTACACTCTTTTGGATTTGAGTTTTTAGATTCACCCGCTACTACGTCTCAAGTCACTTATAAGTTGCAACTTAAAGCTCAAAGCAGTTTTACTTCCTACATTAATCGAGCCGGTACGGACACAGATAACAATCTTTACCCTAGAGCTGTATCGTCTATTACTGTGATGGAGGTGGCAGCATGAACCATTCTGCTATTTATCGGGCTTATTCAAACGTTGTCACTATTGATGATGGCACTGGAGCGTTTGATGCTGACGGCAATCAGGTAACTCTTGATCAGTTAGTTGTTGATGCTGCTGCTGTTGAGGTTGCAGCTGAACAAGCACTTGCAAGACTACGCAGCAAGCGAAATCAGCTACTCGCTGAGACTGATTATCTTGCGTTGTCTGACGTGACCTTGAGTTCTGACATGACGACCTATCGTCAAGCCTTGCGGGATCTACCTGCAAACACATCTGACCCAGCCAATCCTGTTTGGCCTGCTAAGCCCGGAGGTGCATCATGAGTACGCTGAAATGCAATCGCATTGAGAATACAAGCACCGCATCTGGCGGGCTTGATGTTGACACTTCCGGCAAGGTAAGAGTTACCACACTGGCAGATAGTGCAGGGAATAACGACAGCACGCCAGCCGAGATTGCTTCAGGTCGCGCTAAGGCGTGGGTGAACTTCAACGGTACTGGAACGGTTGCAATTAGAGGCAGCTATAACGTTTCTTCTATTACGGACAACGGGACTGGTGATTACACTGTCAATATTACCAATGCGTTGCCCAGTGCTAATTACGCTGTGACAACCTCCTACTTCTCATCTGCGAGCAGCACAAACACGTGCAGAGTTCGGAACAACTCTATGACAACTACCGCTTTTGACATAGAAACAGGGTCTTTTCAGTCTGGCAGCACCAATGTAGATATAGATTACGAATGCATCATGTGCTCAGCCTTCATCTAACCCCACCTGACATAGAAGCATGAGCACCCTTACGGCTCTTGCTAAAATTGACCCACTGACGTTTTTGCCATGAGCGACAAGCGTATTATTTTCCCCAATGACGAAGGTGGCGTTTCTATCATCGTTCCGTCTGACAACTGCGGCCTAAGCGTCGAAGAGATCGCCTGCAAAGATGTGCCTTCCGGTAAGGCATATCAAATCGTGGATGTAGCGGACGTGCCAATCGACCGTTCATTCCGCAACGCCTGGACCTACATGGAGAGCTGACATGCCTATCGGACTTGACTTAACCAAAGCAAAAACCATCCATCGCGAGAATGTTCGCGTGGCACGTTTGCCGTTATTGCAGGCAAAGGATCTTGAGTTCACTCGTGCTCAAGAGACCAGTGCTGACACTGCTGCAATCGTCACAGCAAAGCAAGCCTTGCGTGATGCACCTGCCGCAGCAGCAATTAACGATGCAAGCACAGCTGACGAATTGAAAGCCGCATGGGATACAAGCCTTTTAGGCAATAGCCCATACTCGTAGAAAGGTTAGACTTGTCTCAGGAGGTGCTTCATGGCTGTTAACCCCGGCACATATAATTTCACGCTTCAACGGCGAGCAGATTACTCGCTTGCTTTACAGTTCAAAGGCGGCAATGACGTAGCGGTTGATTTGACTGGTTCAACAGTGTCAGCTCAAGCCTGGAACAAACAAAGAAGCACAAAATATGCTGATTTTGCTGTTGTTTATCCAAACAGGGCAAACGGTGAAGTTACCATTTCAATAACTGACGCTCAAACAGCTTTACTGCCTGACGTTGTTTATTATGACGTTTTGGTTACAAGCGCTGGCGGTCTTAAGGATTACTACCTAGAGGGCCAAATTACCGTTTCTCAAGGCTATACAGAATGACTTCCGTAAATGTCACGGCACCAATCACCAAGGTTACGGTAAACGGGTCTACTTCAGTTGTAACAGCAACAACCGCAGGGCCTCAAGGGCCTCAAGGCGTTGCAGGGCCTCCAGGGCCGGAGATAGATTTTGCTGCCTTAACCCAGTATCTCTCTCCAGTAAATGGCGATCAGCTTGCAATCTTCGACGCGGCAGCAAGCGACATCAAAAAGGTCAGCCTTGAAGATTTAATTGCAAAACGGGCTCGCGATAGCCGCCGGATCTATCTCAGCAAAGACACCAAAGCAAATGACAGCAATAACGGCACATCACCAGAGGAACCATTACTAACCTTTGCGGCTGCAATTGCGGCGGCAGACCCCGGCGACGTAATCGAGGTTTCCCCTGGAACGTACACCGAGGCATCTTTGCCATTGCGCGTTCCAAGGGACGTTGGAATTTTTGCCAAGTCGCTGCGTCAAGTAAAGATTCAACCTGCTGCTGGGCAGGAAATGAACGGCTTTTTCAAAGTCGATTCAGGTTTCTGGTGCTGGGGCCTTGAGTTTGCTGGGCACCAAGCCGATCTTGCCAATAACCAACAATCATGGGCAATTTCATTTGATGATCAGGCAGACAACACCGCAGCGCCGCTAAACGCAAGCGGGCTGGGGGCTTTTATTCTCAAATCGCCTTACATCCAAAACTGCTCGTCAATCACGGCA